CCCGAAAACATATTTGATCCTCTGACCAGCTTAGAAGAATTAAATATGATGGGCAATGAGTTCACTAGATTACCAAAAAGAATATTTGCTCGTTTGACCAATTTGAAATATTTAAATATATCGGCAAATCAAATGACCATTTTACCAGAAAAAATATTTGATCCCCTAATTAATTTACAATATTTAAACATATCGCGCAATCGTTTGGCTATTTTACCGGGAAAAATATTTACCCCCCTAACCAGATTACTCACATTAAAATTGGGCCATAACAACATAACTATTTTACCAAAAAATATATTTGTTTCTCAAACAATGCTTCAACAATTAAGTATATCACACAATCATCTAACCAGTTTATCAGAAAAATCATTTCTTTCCCTGATCAGCTTACAATCATTATCCATTGATGAGAACATGTTTATCACTCTACCAGAAAATATATTTGTATCCCTAGTTAACTTAAATGAGCTAATGATGCAACGTAATAAACTGACACATTTGCCTGAAAACATATTTACTCCATTGACTTACTTGCTTGAATTGCGCATAAATAGCAATAATCTGTATAACTTACCAGAAAACATATTTGCATCATTGATTAACTTGCGAATATTATACTTGGCTTATAATAATCTAACCAACTTACCATCATCTATTTTAAGTTGCAGAAGATTATTTGATTTTTGGTATAGTGATAATGATAATGAATTAACTTTAGACATAAGATTCCAAAGGTTCATAGAAAGAATGAGAAATTATAGGAACCATGGGATATTTAAAGATACTCAAAATATTCATGCATCTAGTATCCAAACATCTACTAAACAATCCATTGATGCACTCTTTAAAGATCCGTATGATGTTCCCAAAGATGATATGATCAAAGAGTGTTTAACATGGGATATTTCTTGTTTACCTGATCTTTTAACTTATTTAGATGATACAGATGTTCATTCCACTTTGCTGGTCTCTTTTTATGATGTCTTTGTCAAGGTCTTTGATCGCATCATGAAGCATCCTAATAAGATGGACATTATATCCAGATTAGATGAAGAACTAAAAGAGAGTGAGTGTAAGTGTTTCACAGGTAGGCTAACAAGATTAGTGAATTGTTTAGTGGGATTTTATGATGACATAGTTATTGGCATTTCTAATAGTGAAAGGATTAGTGCCATTATTTTGTCCACTTTAGATGGTAGAGAGATGGATGATGAATTGAGAAAAGTATGTGTGGATAAGTTGAAAGCAATTGATATTACAGATGATGAAATAGAAAAATGGTTAGCATAAAAATTGATTTTTTTTATCCAATAAACAAAGATATTAAATTAATCACATCATAAAATAAATGCTATCTGACAAATTTGAAAGTGCTATAGTAAAATTGTGTCAAGATATTGAAGACTGTCCAATCAAAACAATTTATTTTGAACAATGGTTTTTAAGAAACATTGTTAGGGATTTTTTGCATAAGGCAAATCTATGTGCAACATATGAAATGCAGTTGTCATGTCCTATAACAAGTTATATGCATAATGCTGAGAATACAAACTTTTATGAACAATATGAAATGATTCTAGAAAAAAAACAATGTAGTAAATTTATGCGCGATCTTATGCAATCACTGAATAATGCATATGATACTTCAACAAAAGAAGCTGCAAATTTTTATGACATGTGGGCCCAAATGATAATAGATGATGTTTTTGATTTTGTTCTAATAAAGAAATATCCATTACCTGTTCAACAACATTTCATGTCTTATTATTTTGTCTTTGTGATTAAAAATGTATGTCTTTACAATGATGTTAAACTAACTGATTTGATCAATAAGAATTTAAAAAATATGGCAGTTCCAGAATTATTTTCAAGGATGAACAGAAATATAAACAGGCCAGCTGACATATACACAGAATACTATGACATTAAAATATTTACTGATGTTGATAAATATATATTGATGATTCATGATTTAAGATCATATCTGTTTGGTAAAAAATCTATAAAATCTATTGACTATACTTTAACTGATCACAAAAAGGATCATATTGTTAAACAAATTAGTGATACTTTACAATATATGTGTGATTTAGCTAATAAGGATTTATTTTGTGCATTATCAGAAAAAATATTAATCAAGGAATATATTACAGCATTTTCAAATTTAATTTACAGTATAAAATCTGCATATGGATCAGTGTATGGAGATTTCAATGAAATATTTGAATTTACACAGTTTATAAATGCCCAAATGAAAGATCCTGATTTTGATTTCCATTTTAACACAAAATTAATCAGTCAAAAAATAGCAGACTTTCATATTTTACCCAATAAAGCATTGTTATTTTTAAATAATTTATGTGAATGTGTGTTACATGGTGAATTTAATATGGATTATATAATAAACACTAAAATGTTCAGTTCATTTGTTACTTTTTACAATAAACATGTCAAAATAAATATTGTTCTTCATGGTGACAAATATAAAAAGTTATTAAATGATACACTAAGAAAAATAAAACAGCCTTGTTACACAAACAGTACACCCATTAATTTTGATTTAGATGGAACTATGGATCTGTATGAATTTGTTGAAACTATGAATTTATATACATTTGTGAATGGAATGGATAAATATGATCACAAGGAAACTGTTACAGAAAAAACACAAAAATCTAAAAACATAAAGTCCAAAATAGAGGATTTAACAACTGATGCTAAGCCAGTAAAAAAAGTTACCAAAAAAACAAAAGAAAAAATACCTGCAGCAATTAGAAATATTGTTTGGCATCAGCAAAATGGAGATAATGCACTAGGCAAATGTTTTTGTTGCAAGGTTGAACTTATCAGTAAAGCAAATTTTGAATGTGGTCACATAGTAAGTGAGAAACATGGAGGCAGTATTGAAATAGATAATTTAAGACCAATATGTGGATTATGTAATAAGTCAATGGGTACATGTGATATGCATGTATTTATGGAAAAACATGGAATCATAAAAAGTGATAAACAGTGCGTAAAACTTGATGTACCATATGAAGAATCTATAGCTAAGCATTTGAATAGCTATAAGAATGATGATTTGAAAAAAATATGTAAAGCAATGAAAATGACAAAAACAGTACATGGTAATAAAAATGAATATGTAATGGCAATATCTGACTTTTTAAATAAAAAAACAAAGGAAGAAATACTTGATATTTTTCCTGAAATAAGCATCAAAAAGACAGACACAAAAACTAAAATTACAGAAAATATTTTACAATTTATTGTTTACTAAACTTGACCAATTCATTACAAAAAGATTATAATGAATTGAATTATTTTATTGCTAATTTAGGCGGATAATTGACAGGCTTTGGGGGAGGATTTACTTTTTTAATTCGCTGCGCATTTTTTTTATCTAATTGATATGATAATGTTTTTATTTCTAATGAAGAGAATTCTAATTGATGTGATAATGTTTTTATTTCTAATGAAGAGTATTCTAATTGTTTTTCCAAATCTTTAATAGAAACTTTTAATTTTTTAATTTGTGTTTTGTAATTTTGAATTGTTTTTTCCTCTTTGCTTTTATGTGTATGCATAACTAAACAATGTAATTTTTTATGTCTGCTCAAATTAGAACTGTTGGCAAATCCAATTTCGCAAAACTCACATACAAATTTTTGGTTAGTAGCATCAGAATTCTTTGTTAATTCCTTTTCGCATGTTCCTATTTTTTTCATAAATTCAATCATATTCATTGTACCCATTGATAAATTGCATGGTGCACATATAGGTCTTAAATTAGATATATCATCGGTTCCTCCAACCTTCACGCTTTCAACGTGTCCACATTGAAAATCCATTTGTTCAATAGATTTGTTTTTACAACACCAACATTTTCCCATACCATATGCTTTTCCGATATATTCATTCCACACCAATGCTCTTAATTTTTGTGGAAGAGCTTTTCTTTTGATTTTTTCTTGTGCTATTTTTTCTTGTGACAATATTTCTAATATGATTAAATATTCTTATGTGTTTAAGTAAAAAAGTCATACCATTTTATTTATTAAACAAATATAACACCTTTTAAAAACTTTGTATTATGTTCCTTGGTTTTGTAAATAGCCAATATTAAAATGTCCCTTTATGATGTTTTTTTGTTAAAATCTTTGGGACACTATTATAAAACATCCTAACAGGTTAGGCAATATACTCACTAACATTTTTTACATGATGTCTTTCCATTCCATTATCTAAAAATTACACATATATAATAATTAGTTAATCAGTTTACCAACAAAAAAAAATTGAAAAAGATACATCCCTCAGATTGATTACACATAAATTTTAAATATATAATCAATGGAAAAAGCAAACATAAGAATTGATCATGTTATTGCAACTGGTGCAACAACTTTGGATCTATCATTTTTGCAACTAGCTAGTTTACCTGAAGACACATTTGTTCATTTAACTGGCTTGAGAAAATTATATGTTAATGACAATAAGCTAACCAGTTTACCAGAAAACATATTTGCTCCTCTAATCAACTTACAAGAATTATACATATGTGATAATCTGCTAACCAGTTTACCAGAAAAAATATTTGCTCCTCTAATAAATCTGAAACTGTTAACTATAGCTTACAATAAGCTAACCAGTTTACCAGAAAACATATTTACACATCTAATCAATTTACAAGGATTAAGCATAAATAGTAATCAGTTTATTAGTTTACCAGAAAAAATATTTGCACCCCTAGTCAACTTACACAAATTATGCATGTCTTCCAATAAATTAACTAGTTTGCCAGAAAACATATTTGATTCTCTAACCAATCTACAAAAATTATTCATTGGCGATAATCAACTAACCAGTCTACCAGAAAATATAGTTGCCCATCTGATCAACCTACGAAGATTAGACATATGGAAGAATCAACTAACTGGATTACCGTCTTCCATTTTGTGTTGCAGACAATTAACTGATTTTTATTATTTTGGTATGTAGCTAACATTAGACATAAGATTCCAAAGATTCATAGAAAGAATGCAAAATTACAAGAATCATGGGATATTCAAAGATAGTCAAAATATTCATGCATCCAGTATCCAAACATCCACTAAACAATCTATCAATACTCTCTTTAAAGATCCATATGATATTCCCAAAGATGATATGATCAAAGAGTGTTTAACATGGGATATTTCTTGTTTACCTGATCTTTTAACTTATTTAGATGATACAGATGTTCATTCCACTTTACTGGTCTCTTTTTATGATGTCTTTGTTAAGGTCTTTAGTAGAATCATGAAGCATCCTAACAAGACAGACATTATTCATAGGCTAGATGAGGAACTAAAAGAGAGTGAATGTAAGTGTTTTACAGGTAGATTAACTAGATTAGTAAATTGTTTAGTGGGATTTTATGATGACATAGTTATTAGTATTTCTGATAGTGAAAGGATCAGTGCTATTATATTGTCTACTTTAGATGGTAGAGAGATGGATGATGAGTTGAGAAAAGTATGTATTGATAAATTAAAAGCTATAGATGTTGCAGATGA